TGTCTGAGAAGATGGGTATGAATGAGCGTGCAGTTGTGATGGATAACCTCAGAATACTGTTCACTCGCTACCGCAAGAATCCAGAACCATGGGTCAACTTTAAAGCAGCAGCGCAAGCACAAGTTAAGTTTGATGTCATGAACATCTCTGATGCGATTGAAACACAGATACGACGAGACGCTGACCCGCTTAAGAAGCTATTGGATGCTAATTACATTGATCCTGTTCTAGGTCCTGTACAGCTGCAGGACCTTCATGACAAGTTTCTTTCAAACGTGTGGGCTAAGAATAAGTGGGAAGACACTGTAGCTCCTAAGATTGCACGTGAGCTGCGCTCTGTGTTTGATTACAAGATACCTGTTCATCTTCGTTCGCGATTGAGCGACAGAGACCTGCAGCAGTTCTACTTAAGGTTCTCTCATCGACTGAGCTTGGCTGACACACCTGATAGAGATCAGTTTGCTGTTGCGCTTGGACGTGATTTGCACAATCTTGCGAACCTGAATGGCAATCGAAAGAAGTGGTACGACACTGGAATGCAGCTACTGGACTCTAAAGGCGTTTCGAAGTTCTTTGAGGTTGAGACATTTGGTGTACAGAAGCGACGCATGAAGAGTCGCATGAGTGGCTCTTACTTTGGACCTTATTACGACACGCTTGCTTATAACATTCGTGTTACTGACTCACGCATTCAGAACTACGCACAGTTGACACGTAAGGTTGATCTGGGGTTACGTGTGAGTGTTACATCACCTAAGAATCGTTTAGTGTTTCGTGAAGGCTACAAAACTTATTTTGCAGATCGTGGAATCTTAGGTTACGAAGATACTCGCATTCCTATCACGTCGACCAGCAGCTTTAGTGACTTCCCTGAAGAACTGGTAGATGCTAATATGGTTAAGGCGCTCAACTGGGCTGCAGAGACGGAGTACAAGGTCGACCCAGACTTTTATGACTTTGTAAACAAGCTTCTTTATTTTGAAGACGACAAGGGGCGTGCTAAGCACTTCAATGAGCTTAACGAGTACCGCAAACACTTGGCTGCTCGTGGCGATGCGTATGAGCGTTTAAAGACAATGGAATGGCTGCGCAAGAGTGACAAGTCATTTAGTAATCACCCCTTCTTGGACCATCGTGCGCGTATCTATGACCGTGGTTTAATCAGTCCACAATCAGGTGAGACCTTTCGACCGTTTCTTAACACAAAAGAAGCTAAGGCCTTCAGTAAAGAAGATTTCTTGAATTTTCAAGACCAAGTAGGCGCATTTTTGGGCGGTCTTAGTGATCGCCTAGAAGGTAACTATAACTCGTTAAGTATTACTGGCAGGCAGAAGATTGCAGCCAAGTGGCGTAATGAGCTTGTTACGATTGGCAATCACATGCGTCGTGCTAAGCCTGGCGATCTTCGAGCAATTCTTGAGAATGATTTGGTTGCAGCTGTTGATGGAGAAGAGCTCGGTAAGTTCTTTCGATTTGCAATTGAGACAGCTAAGATGGACGAGTTTCTGAAAGGCAATTACAGCCTGAAGAGTCTAGACACACTGACGAACTATAAGACTGCATTAGCCCTAGAGCAAGATGCATCGTCTTCTGGTGCTCAGATTATTGCTCTTACTACGCGTAACAAGCAGTTAGCTGAGTTGTCAAATGTTGTACCAACAACACAGAAACGGCGGCTCTATGATGAGATTGCAGGCGCTACGTTCAGAGACCCTCGATTCATTGAGTTGAACAAGAAGCTTGGGCTCACTGAGAAAGATTTAAGGAAAGCTGCCAAGGCTCAGAATATGGTGACCTTCTATGGTGCTGGAGAACGCACTGGCATTTTAAACGTTGAAGGAAAGCTTTCAAAGGTCTTGGGGAAAGATTCTGATACACTTGTGGTGAAGGCTTCAGATCGTGATACGGTGTTGAATGAAATCTCTGCAAGAGCAGCTCGTTATGAGAGATTCGACCCGGAGACCACAGCTGAGCTGAAGCAGCTTCGACAGGATGTTCGAGACATCTTCAATAAGGGTATCGACCCCGGTGATGACATCTTAGAGCAACTGTACTTCTTAGACCCTCAGACTAGAGAACTAGTAGAGAAGCTTTCTCGCAACTATACAAGAGTTGTTACACCTGCTGATTTTAAGGCAATCGCCAGTATCATGAGTGAGCAGCTAGAAGCCCAGGTCCCTGTCCTGAAAGACTTTACAAAGTTCTTTGGACGTTTGGCTGAGTCATTCTTGGAGAACTCAAAGCCTTCCAAGAGTGATTTTGACTGGTCGACGATTTTGAAAGAAAAGGCGCTTGGTTCTAAATCTCGTGGATATACATTCTCACCTAGAATGAGCGAACTACTGGGATTGAAGGCCAACGAGCCTGTCAGCGAGAAGATATTGAAGCGCTTCGGCTTCTGGAAACCTGATGGGAATCTTTCTGAAATCGTTAATGGAGTATCAGCCCCTGATTCACGGAGAACAGGTGCAAAGTATTTCAAATATGACATTGCTCAGGTAGTGGATGTGTTTGAGATTGAGGTCTTCAATGCTAATAAACTCCCTAAGAGTTGGACTAATATACCTTGGGTCAACTTTGACGGAAAAGTCATCGAACAGAACTTTACACAAAGTTTCGAAGAGCGGTTGTTTTACTTAGATAAAGATGGTAACCGTGTTATCAACATTTTGCAAATTCCTCAAAAGACTGAAGCGACATGGTGGGAGCAGGTTATTAATAAGTCGGGTAAGATTAACGACATTGCTGACGCGACTAAAGCACGAACAGCCTTTGCGGTTAATGGTAATCACTCAAATGATGCTACAATCGTGAAGCAGTTTCACATGTGGGGCGCAGATTCAAAGGTTCCCACATCGACAATTCATGATGCGTTCTTTGCAAATGCGGCTGACATGCTAAAGGCTCGAAACGCGCTTAGAAAGATCTATGCGAGAGCTCTGGAACGAAATGTGATTTTAGATACGTTGAATGAAATGCGGGCGAGAGGTTTACCCAAGCATGTATATGACGCGTATTTAGAAGAAGCAATAGACTCTGGATTGATCCCAGTGGCTGGTAAGTCACGTATCGGCAACAAGCTTTTACGTGAATCCGACATACTGAAGGCTCAGGATATCTTACAAGAGGTTCCATCGGGTTTTCAAACTGATTACGGGTGGTATGGGGTGGGTTAGCGAAACTGTTAAATTAACCCTAAGACCATCCTCTAGGTATCATATCACTTTGTAAGTGTATGTGTATCTCTTTAGAAATAGAGAGTGCATTATATGTGCCTGGAGGATGATTGCAGAATTTTAAGAGGGTTTGTATACCCTAACTGAGTTGTACTCAAAGGAATAAACATGGCTGATAAAGACGATACCACGACAGATACATCGACTGTGGATGATAAGACTACAAAGACGACAACCGAAACAGACGCTGAGCTTATTGCTCGACTTGTCCAAGAGGGTGTCGACGCCGCTTTGAAGCCAATCAAAACAAAGCTGGATGATGCTCACGCGAAACGTGAAGCAGCTGAAGCTAAGATCAAGGAATTTGAAAAGAAAGAGCGTGATGAACAACTGCGTCGTTTGACCGAAGAGGGCAAGCACAAGGAAGTTTTTGAACTACAGCTTAGTGAAGAAAAGGCTGCACGGCTTGCTGCAGAGCAACGTGTAACTAATCTGACACGAGACTTGGAAGTTCGTAACGCGTTGGTTGGTTTGCCTTTCCGCAATGACAAAGCGTCTCTGACGGCCCAACGAGAAATCGTTTCGGAGCTGATTCAAGACGAAGCAGGTAACTGGGTCCACAAAAGTGGTGCTAAGATTGCCGACTTTATTAAAGCGTTTCAAGCAAGCGAAGACAACTCTTATCTGTTCAAAGTCAAGGTATCTACCGGTGGTGGAAGCTCTACGACCAAAACAGGATCATCTGACAGCACTGAGAAGGTTTCAATCTTCGCACGTAGTCAGGATGAAGTACTCAAAATGGCGCGTGAAGGTAAACTTCGGCGCTCGTAAACAAGGAATTTTTAAATGACAGCTGTTACAACTCTGGCCGGTGCAGACAATTTCGTTCTGCAAGAAGCTATTGGCGCTTACTCTGACGAAGCCTACACGAACGCTAAGAAGCTGACGGGTACTGGCATTGTCAGCGGCAATCCTGAGATTCAAACTGACACTGAGACCTTTATCGGTCAGATGCGTTGGTACAAGCCAATGAACCCTACTGTCAACGTTGCGTCTTTGACTGACTCGACTGATGGTACGACTTCGACCTATAGCTCTGACTACCTGACCTACATCAAGTCTGTGCGTTCGCATGGCGCTTCGAAGGTCAACATGCAGCAAGTTGTGACGCAGGTTGACGGCTTGGCAAAGATTGGTCGTGACTTTGGTGAGACCAAGGCTCAAGACGAGCATGACGCTCTGTTGGCTGTTCTGCGTGGTGTGGCTCTGTCTGAAGTGCTGAATGGCGCTGCAGCTGGTTCTGGCGCTACTGGTCTGGGTGGCCAAACATTCACCAACGACCCAACAGACAAGAAGTATGGTTTCTACGTTGATCTGGGCTCTGCCAAGAACATCGTTGATGCTACAGCTACTGTTCAAGGTGCTGCTCGTGCTGAAGGTTTCCTGAACGCTTTCGGTATGGCATTCAAGGACTATGAGCCTGAGTATGCTTATCTGGTTGTGTCTCCTCAGACAATGGCTTCTTTGCGTTCTGCCAATTTGGTGGACCAAGACCGTGTCACTGAAGGTAACGTCAACTTCAGCACCATCTTTGGTGGCAAGTTCCGTTTGATCCAGACTCGTGCTTCTCAAGGTTTCTCAACAGCTGAGCTGACCAAGATCAACACTGGTGCTGGTGTGGACATCGTTGGCACTAAGTGCTCGTTCATTGTGTTGCCGGGTGCAGTCGCAATGGAAACCATCCCAGTGCCTGACACTGTTGAGATCGAGCGCAAGGCTGCTGCTTACAAGGGCGGTGGTACAACTGAGATCTGGTATCGTTGGGGTTACATTGCTCATCCAGCTGGCTACAACTGGGCTGGTGCAACTGACAAGTTCCCATCGAATGCTGACTACACCAAGGTTGTTACTTCGGGAACTCCAACTGTGTTGACATCTGCAACTGACGCACTGGCTTCCACAACTGGTACTTGGGTACGTAAGACAGCCTCTGCGCTGAGCTTGGGTATCCTGCCTGTGTTCCACGGATAAAAGTGAGGTTCGCTTATGGCATTAACTAAGGACGTAAATTCTTACGCTACCGTAGGAGAAGCCGACTCTTACTTTGCTGACAAGCTCGATGTAGCTGCTTGGGATGCTGCTGATGCAACTGCAAAAGCAAAATCTCTGGTGACTGCTACAAGCTTGTTGGAAGGTATGAATTGGGGAGGCGTTGCTGTAAGTGAGTCACAAGCTCTTTCATTTCCACGTAGTGGTACTTACTTCGACCCTCGTCTCGGCTATGAGACAGAGCTTCCGAGCATTGTTCCAGATCGTATCCTGAAAGCGACTTTTGAGTTGGCGTATCATTTGCAAAACAATGACGGCTTGCTAGACAATACAGGTTCTGTAAAGAATCTTACGATTGGCTCGCTGTCATTGCAAGGCGTTCGAGCAGCTAGTGAGATACCCTCAACGGTATCCCGACTTGTTCAACCCTTGCTAGCAAATGGAGGCTCGCGTCAGTGGTGGAGGGCTAATTAATGGCTTACACTGCGCTCATTGACGCTCAGCTGGCGACAGCTTTCAAGCTGGCAAAGGACCTTGCGAAGGATGTTGTGTTGACGAAGAAGGCAGGCTCTTCCTTTGATTTCACAACGAATGTGCCTGTGCATTCAACTACGCAGACCATTACCACGAAGGGCGTAAAGATAGATGGTAAGAAGACGACTAATGTTAAAGCATCGACAGCTATTACAGCTGAAATGATGTTCAAAACAAAAGAAGTCGGTGATATCTCTATATTTGATAGTGTAGCATTTGGAGGGGAGACGTGGAAGTTTGGGCCTGTGGTTCATAGTTCAGCGTTTATCACCATGGTGCAGATTATCAAGGAGCTCTAATGGGTAAATACACGATACTCGAGGACAATATTCTTGCGGTGTTCGGTACACCTGCCTGGAGCGCTGAATCGATTAAGACATTTCCTGCAAATTTCGTTGCAGTAAACTCTGGAAATGAGTTCATAAGGGTCTCTGTTGTGCCTGCTAGCGAGGGCATAAATTTGAATTCCGTATCAGGAGTTCTTATTATAGATATATTCACTCCTGCCGGAGTAGGCTTAAAACGCTGCTCTGTAATCGCAGACAAGCTTGATTCGTATTTAGTTGGTAAGTCATTATCTGTCCCCTCTGGGTCACTGCAACTGTCTGACAGTTCCTTGGCACATCGCGGAAAGGATGCTGATAATCCAGCACTTCACATGTCAAGCTACACGGTTCCTTTTAATTATTTTGGAGTTTTCTAATGGCACACATCAATTCTATCGGCGCTGGCATGTTCTCTGACCTGGCTGTCTGCAAAGACCCAGCTATCTTGGCAGCTGTCACTCCGAAGATTGCAAACGGTACGATCACGTCTGCTGACTTCTACGCTGGCTTTGCTGCAGCTGATTTCACAGGCAACACCGCAATTCGCATCACGAACGTTCGTGAGTTTCCTGCAATGGGTACACCACCCAACGTTGTCAACGTGCCTGTTTATGGCTCGGCAACTTCGCAGCAGATTCAAGGTCAGGCTGACGCTCCTTCCATGGAGCTGACACTGAACTACATCCCCGCTGACTGGGCATCTGGCACTTTGTTGGGTGATCTGGTTGGTGACGGTAATCAGTATGTGTTCCGCTTCTCGTTGATGAACTCCAAGCCTGAAGGCGCTGAAGGTTACGCTTCTTCGGCAACAGGTCTGGGCGACGTTCAGAACAGCCAGTACTTCTGGGTTGGCAAGATCGAAGCTTTGCAAGTCACCCCTCAGCTGACTGATGCAAACACTGCAACGATCACCATCACCATCCAGTCGGACTTCTTTGGTGCTTACACCGTCTAATTGACGGTTGAGGGGAAATAGCTTGAGCTATGCTTATCTTAAACGACCCGAAGAGCGAAATCGGGCGCCCTTATTAAATAAAGAGACATAATGAGCCAAGATACTCAAAAACCATTTAGCATGGGCTATGTGCTGCGAACAACAGCTAAGAACATGCGTAAATCGATTGATATCAGCATCCGTAAGACTTTTGAGCGAGTCAAGGATTTTGATGGCAATCAGGAAAAATCCCAAGAAGTCTTTATGACTCTTGGATCGCTACATGCAATGCGGAAACAAATCGATGACTATCAACATCAAAATTCCGAAAACTTCAAAGGACAGTAAAATGGCAGATACAATTAAAGACCTGGTTGGCAAGAAGATGTCGAAGAAGGTTCGCTTTATGGACAAGGACGTCCAGATCTCTAAACTCAGCGTGTCTGAAGTTATGAAGATTCAGGAACAAGCAAAGTCCTTGAGCGGCAATGACGACAGCATGGGTCTGGAAGTTTTGCAAATTGTCATTACTTCATCTGTTGAAGGTGCTTCTGAGTTGACAGCCGAAGACTTCAAATCATTTCCGATGGATGAGCTAAGCAAGCTCTCTAACGAAATTATGAAGTACTCTGGCATCGGTACAGAAGCGGGAAAGTAAGTATCCCGGATGATAGGCTTCCAATTTTCGAATTAGCTTATCATCTAGGAATGCCTGTGTACAGGTTAGAGGCTGAAATGCCTTACGATGAGATGTTGATGTGGTTCTCTTACTTTGAAAAGCGTCCACAAGGGTGGCGAGAAGATGATCGAACGGTTAAGATGCTACAGGCACAAGGTGTCAAGGCAAAGCCCTACGATATCTTCCCGTCATTGCAAGCTATTTATAAGCCGAAGCGGGACTTTGATGGAACGCTTGATGCGTCCAACTTGAAAGGATCTGTTATGTTTATGAAGATGCTTGGAGCTAAGAAAGGTGATAGGCTTGACTTATGATCAAAATCACTATGAAAGGAAATCTCCGAAAGGAGCTTGACGGTGCTGTTAAGGTAAAGACAGCCGTTGTGATGAGAGACGCAGTCAAGGCGTTACGTGAGGCTACTCCTGTGGATACAGGCGAAGCAAGAGATGGCTGGCGTATTGTCGGCACCAGCATCGTAAATGATGTTGACCATATTGAAAGATTGAATGCGGGGTCGTCTAACCAGGCGCCTTCTCATTTCATTGAAAAGACATTGTTAGCACAACCGGGCATCAGCCCTAGTGGAACAATCGTAAGGTCGCTATGATCTAACCAGCCCGCTACAGTAAAATGTTGCGGGCTTAAAATTGAGGATTATTATGTCAGGTGTAATTGTAGACGTAGACACGCGTGCCACGGCGGCTAATCGTGACCTACAAGAACTGAATAAGAATCTTGCAAAGCTTATAAAACAATCAACTCAAAGCAACTCTGCTCTGGGAGATATTAAGACAAACAGCTTCAAGAACGTAAATACAGACCTGAATAAGTCTCTAGGTCTGTTTAAGAAATTTGAAACGACTGGTAAGTCGTCTACACAATCGGTTACTGACTCTGCTCAGGGTCTTAACGGAATGCTTGGTAGTGTTCGCAACAGTGTTATCCTGTTGACATCAGCATTCTTGGCTTTGAAGGGTGTTGGAGCTTTTAATAAAGCTGCTGATGATCTGACCAATCTGCAAAACCGTTTGAAGCTCACCTTGGATGACGCTAAAGATCTTGTAAAGGTCCAGACTCAGCTGTATCGTGTATCGCGTGATACGCGTAGCTCATTTGCGGACACTGCAAACATCTACGGTGATTTTGCCCGTTCGATTGATACATTAGGTGTCTCTCAAGATCGAATCATGGGTGTCGTTAAGACTATCCAGCAATCTGCAGCATTGTCAGGTAGCTCTACAGAGAGTATTAAGGCTGCGATGATGCAGCTTAGCCAGGGTGTTTCATCTGGAACGCTTCGTGGTGAAGAGCTGAACTCTGTGTTAGAGCAAATGAAGTATCTGGGAAATGCCCTTACTCGTGAGTTTAAGGGTGTGTCTGGTGGTATTCGGAAGTTTGCAGAAGAAGGCCGGTTGACTGAGAAAGTCTTGTTTGCATCAATTGAGAAGATTGCGAAGAAGACGCAAGATGATTTCAACAAGACCTCGACAACTGTAGAGGTGGCTGCACAACAGCTTCAGCAGTCTATTAGTCTTTTCTTTGGAGAATTTAATCACTTCTTCAATTTCTCAGGCAAGTTTGCAAAGCGATTGCTTTGGATTGCAACTGAGATTGATAATTTTGGTTTAAGCTTGCGCACAAGTGCTGCGTTGCTACGTCAGCAAGTGTCGAACTACATCCGCGAATTTGACATGTTCGATGCACTGGAGCTGACTGTACGTGCATTGCTGAGATTTGAGATTAGCCCACTAGATGCTTACGGACGTTACAACACATACAAGCAGATCAAGGCTGCACTTAAAGAGTATCGTGAAGGCGTCAGTAAGGAAGATCTGAAACTGCTTACAGAGCTGAAGGTTGTGTTCTCTGTGGTTGCTGTAGACTCAGGTAACTCTGCAGCTACTATTGGCGATCGAATGAAGAAGTTTGGTAACCTGTTCAACGCTATTGCACAGAAGTCTTTAGAGGCTATGAAGTCAAACCCGTTCACTGATTTCTTTGTGGTGATTGTAGAGCGTTGGGCACGTCTGATTCCAGTTATCCGTGGACCACTGCAAACTATCAACTCGAACATCAAGCAATGGGCTCGTGGCGTGATTGCAGAGTTCGACGCTCTTGTGTATGATGCTGTGATGCCTTTCGGGCGAGCGATCGAAAAGATCAATGAAATCATGACAGGCTTCTACAGCGGTGACAATCGCTTGGAGCGTGCATGGGTAGGAGTCTTTAAATCTGATTCTGTCATTGAATTTACGAAGCGCCTGAAAGAGCTGAATGAAGTTCGTCGTACGATTAAATACAATAGTCTAGGCAACATCTTTAAGGAAATCTCGCGTTTCTTTAAACCACTGGACTGGTGGGCTTATGACATACTTGTCAAGCTTGATCTTGTTAACAACTCTTTGTTCAGAATGCGTGATGCACGCCTGGACCGCTTGATTGCGTACTTTGCCTCGTTAGGCGCTGTTACTAAGCGTGTATATCAAGACGTCTTTGCTACGACAATCGAGCCTATTGTTAAGAAGATTGGCTATTCCGTGCAGGCAATGGCTGAGACGCTGTTTGACGTTATCTCTGACTCGTTTGACCTCGAAGCTGGTCGTGATCTTGCCAAGAGGCTTGTTCGTGGTATTGTGAGTATCTTCTCGAAGTTTACAATGCCTGACTTGAATTTCAAGATTGCTATTGAAGATTTTAAGGCTGCTCGAGTACTTACAAAGTTCAAGAGAGCTATGATAGGCCTTAAAGACTTTGCAGTAGGCTTCTTTGTCACGCTTGGCAAAGAAACTCTGAAGGCGTTATCAGACAGTGTTGTTGGAGATGCCTTTACTAAGTTGCAGTCTAGCGTTAGAAAAGCTTTCAACAAGATTCGTGAGATCGTACGCGATGTTATTGCTCGTATTCCGACAGATATTTCTGACATCAAGTTTAGTCTGAATGTTGACTTTGGTATTAAGACCTTAGGTGATATGGGCCGCTTCATGCTGGCAACTTTTGAGCGTATTTATGCAAAGTCAAGCGAGCTATTGGGCAGAACTGAAGATGTCATTTTTGGATTTGCAAAGCGGATCAAACATTACTTCTGGAGCATTTATGACGAAGTGGTGGGTCATTCATTCTGGCCTGACACAATCGATGGCGTCGTTGACTACACATCAAAGATCTTCAAGTCTGAGTCAATCCTCGAAGGCTTCGCCAAGAGAGTGAAAGCACTCTTCTTGAGTGTGTTTGAGAATGTCTCTGCAGATATCAAAAGTGCGATCAAGCGCGTCATGTCGAACCTTGCTGACATTCGAATTAGTGATATCACTGCTCAGCTCAAGAACAACATTGGTGGAGCTATCGTTGCGGTGTTCGCAGCATTATCTTCATTCGCACCACTGAATTATGCTGCATACGCATACTTCTCAAACTTGTTCAGTGGCGTTACGCTAGCTGTGACACGTGGTCTTGGACCTATGTTTGCAGATTTAGCTGGAACTGCTATTGAGAATTTCACTAGTAATGTTGTCAGTGGGCTAGTGCACGCAATTGACCTGGTAATGGCTGTACTGCCGGGGATGATTGCTGGTTTCCTTAAGGCGCTCAATCCTCTACCAGATGGATTGTCCTCAGCCTTTGGTTCTGTGTTT